CGGATCGCTTCGGGGATGTTCTGTAGGAGCAACAGTCCTTCGAGGTAGGCTTTGCCGAGAGCGTATTTTGCATAGCGGTTTCCTTTGTCGGAGGAACGCTTGAGCAGATCCTCGGCACGAGGCAGGTCTTGCTCGGTGTCCTCACCACGGAGCAGAGTCTTGCCCAGCAGGTATTCGGCGTACTGATTGCCGTCTGCTACCGCATCCTCTAACCACCGCAGAGCGTAGTCGGTGTTCTTTGTCACGTCCTCACCTCGGAGGAACATTTTTCCGAGACGGTATTTGGCAACGTCGCATCCGAGCTTTGCCGAGTCGATGAGCAGATCCACCGCCGTGTCGGGATCGTAGTCCTCGCTCTCACGGTCCAGCATTTGCCACACCATCGAGCTGGATGAGAAGTTCTGCGATGTAATCGTAAAGCGTTACATTGAGCAGGTCGGCTCTTCCAAGGATGTAAAGGTTCAGCGTGATGGTTTAACTTACAGCTTTGACGAAGTTGGAGGTACAAATGAATAACTTAACGCTCGGCAGCTTGTTTGATGGCTCGGGCGGTTTTCCTTTAGGCGGCTTGCTTTCCGGTATCACCCCTGTGTGGGCATCGGAAATCGAGCCGTTTCCTATTAGGGTTACCACCAAGCGGCTGCCTTTTATGAAACACTATGGTGATATCTCCACTATGGATGGCGGGAAAATTGAACCCGTGGATATTATCACCTTCGGCTCTCCTTGCACCGATATGTCAGTGGCAGGTAAACGAGCCGGACTGGAAGGACGACAATCTGTGCTGTTCTACCAAGCCATCCGCATCATTAAAGAAATGAGGAGTGCCACCAATGGTAAATACCCAAGATACATCGTGTGGGAGAATGTCCCCGGCGCCTTCTCCTCAAACGGCGGAGAAGATTTCAAAGCCGTCCTCGAAGCGGTCATCGACATCGCAGAGCCGGACACCGAGGTGCCTATGCCTGAAAAAGGCAGATGGCCTTATGCAGACAGCTACATGGGAGACAGATGGAGCGTTGCTTACCGAACTCTCGATGCTCAATACTGGGGAGTCCCCCAACGCAGACGCCGCATCTACCTTGTCGCAGATTTTGCAGGCAAAGGTGCCCCCGACATATTATTTAAGTCCGAGGGCGTGTCAGGGTATTCTGCGGAGAGCTTCCGTGCGTGGCAAAGAGCTGCCGGAAGTGCTCCGTGTTGCATTGGAGCGTCAGGCTTCGATGGATACAACGGAGACTTAACGGGAGAGGTTTCTTCCACTCTCGGTGTAAACTGTGGTATGTCCACTGGTCGCAACGGCATCGTGCTAAACGACCAGGGCGGCAATCGAATGGATATCACCGATGAGGTAACCGCAACCCTTCGAGCCGAAGCACACCACCCTCCGTGCGTGTTGGAATCAGCCGGGTTCTGTACCGAGCATTCAGCTAAAAGCCGTAGCATTGGTTACGAAGAGGAAACTTCTCCGACGCTCCGTGCCGGTGTTGTCCCGGCAGCAGTTGCCTTGGAAAACCATCCTGCCGACAGCAGAGTAACCATTGCGGATGATGATAAGGTACAAACCCTAACCTCCCGTATGGGTACAGGTGGTGGCAATGTACCTCTCGTTATGAAAATCCGCTCCGGCTGTGAAGGCGGTGGAAAAGGCGCTTTGATTCAGGAAAACAAGTCCGCAACACTTTCTTGCAATAACGACCAAACCTTGTTTGAACCGTGTAGTTGGGATGGCGGACAGACCGTTTCTACCTTGACCGCACACAACGCAGGCGGAAGCCAACGAATGCCAGACAAGAACCACTTCAACTGTGTTCTGCAGGCTTATGGAATCTGTTCCAAAGATAGCAACGCTATGAAATCTGCCAATCCTCACAGTGGTATTTATGAGGCTGATACCTCTCGTACTCTTGATGGCAACGGTGGAAACCCCGGTTGCAACCAGGGTGGCATTGCTGTGGTATGTGTCGACCAAGGCGGAGGTAAAAGTTCTTGCAGTGTCAGTGAGGATGTTTCTCCCACGCTTGCTTGTACCCACGGCGGTGAACCTGCGGTTTGTGTTAAGGGCGGAACAATTGTAATCGAAGGCAACGGCACCCGCCCCTCTCACCAAGGAGATGGTTATAAGGAGTCCGATGTGATGTACACCCTTAACACCGTTGACCGCCACGCTGTCTATGCAATGACAACGGGCAGTTTCACACAGGTGTCTCAAGATACCTCCCCAACGCTTATGGCGAGAGACTTTAAAGACCCAAATGCTGTATGTTACGGCATCGGCAGAGATGCATTTAACCAGGGCAAAAACGCACAGTTCACTCCTTCGGTCTCTGAAGAGACACAACCGACACTGGTTGCCAAAGGCCCCGGTGCTGTTGCGACTCCTTATGGTTTTGACCCTTCTGCAAGTCGTGATGTTGGGCAGTACTTCCTTGAAGATTGTGGCAACACACTTGTCAACGGATCTTGCCCCGGACACCATAACGGTGTTGTCGAGCCGACCTATACGGTTCGTAGATTAACTCCTACCGAATGTGCAAGACTTCAGGGCTTCCCCGATTGGTGGTGTGATAACCTCGGCATCGAAGAACCCACTATGGATGACATCCGTTACTGGTACGATGTGTTTGAGACCCACCGCAGAATTGTCGGCGGGTCCACAAAACCCAAGACCCTCAAGCAGATAAAGAAGTGGCTCACCGACCCGCATTCCGATGCTGCGGAATATAAGATGTGGGGCAACGGTGTGGCACTGCCTTGCGTGTTCTTTGTGCTTTCGGGCATTGTTTACTATAACAGCCTCAACGAAGGCTGATAATATAGTCTTCCGAATCGGTTATGTACTTTTCGTAATCGATTCGGGTGACGGCGTTACTGCTGTGGTGGTAACACATTCTTCCTGCCCAACCCAGGAAGCAAATGGTGCCGTCCGGTTGGAGGGACATAATATCATCTACAGGGCGTTCGGTTGGTTTTGCTCCATCCCCGTAGGTGATACCCTCCAATTCCGCATCGCTCATAAAGCGAAAACGGATAGCGTTGGTTTTAAGAAGGATATAAACCTTCTTGTCGATTCCAATGAGTTCTTTGATTTTGCGCATAATAAAACGCTCCTTTAAGTTTATTACCTAAAGAGAGCGTAAAAAAGCAATCCTATCGTCACGACAGGATTGCAGAGTATCTCATATAACCCTATCGTTCAAGCTTTGGCACCTTACCTTTCGGCAGGTTGTCGGCGGTCACAGGGCTTGTCCCTCACGCACTCTTTATAGGTTGCATATAGGATAGCACAAAAATCTCGATTTGTCAATGAGACGTGTACATTACACAAATAAAACTACAGAATAAGGCTACATATTCTACACCGAATAATGTGCGAATTAACTGGATATATCTCGTACTTGACGGTAATATGTGACTACCAAAAAACAAAGGAGGTCATAGTAATGACAATCAAGTACAATGTTCCCGGCAAGGAACGCAAACGAATGGTTCTCACCATTGCAAAGTGGCTCGGTGAAGAGGTCAAATACCTGGGTGCTCCCAGCTTTGCCTACGAGGTGGATTACTTCACCATCGACAAGGACGGCAACCTTATTTTTGACGACCGCGCTGACAGCGAGGTTATCGAGAGGTTGCTTGAGCACCTTTACGATGAAGGCTTTGAGAGTGACATGAGTGCCGATGAGCCAAAGGGCATCGCAATCCAAATCCCAATGGCTGACTTTACCGTAGCATCCCTTCAAAACCTTTTTGACCTGGTCGAATCCAAAGGCAATCTTATAAAGAAAGCCTTGGGAGTAGACGATCTTCCTATTAATCTCATCGGTGAGCGTTTAGATTTCCCTTGGTTCAAGGCGGACAGCACTCCCGATGAAATCAAAACCTATATGGAGTTTGTTACAGCGTTATGCAATATGGCAAAGAATCAAAGGCGGATAAACGCAAAAGAGAAAGAAGTCGAAAACGAGAAATACGCATTCCGATGCTTTCTCCTTCGTCTCGGCTTTATCGGCAACGAATACAAATTGCAAAGAAAAATCCTCCTGCGAAACCTCGAAGGTTCTTCCGCTTTCAAGGGTAGCACACCAAAGACCTACAAGGTAGAACTCGATAACGATAACTTTAAGATTTTCACAGCAGAGAACGACCGCAAGGCACATGAGATGGCACTTGCCATTGCAAAAGACCACGGCAGCGAATTCTGCGAAGTTTCAGAATACAAGGAGGAAGCATAATGTTTGGTATAAGCAAAGGAACACTCGAAATGCTCAAGGAGCGTTACCCTAAAGGCTGTCGTGTTGAGTTGGTTCATATGAATGATCCCTTCAACACAAAACTCGTCCCTGGCTGCAAAGGCACTGTAACAAGTGTCGATGACATTGGCACGATCCACGTGCAGTGGGATTGCGGTTCATCACTCGGCATTGCCTACGGTGAGGATGTATGCAGAAAGGTGGACGATTAAGATGGATGATAAAGTTCGTGAGCAGATCCTCGCAGTACGAGACACGGGACTTACCAATATGTTTAATGTTAATACCGTTCAACGTATTGCCTTTGAAGCCGGATACTACGAACTGGTAAACTACCTGGAAGACCACCGTAAAGAGTATGTGCATTTCATTATGACGGGCGAAGCGTAAAGGTGGTGTGCTTATGTGGAAAGAAGGCAGTTTAAAGGTTTACAACAGCATTTTTCATTACTGGATTAAGGTTTACCCCGTGGGAAGCAAGTTCGGTATTGAGGGCGGCAAAATATCAAAGCTGATGCTCAAGCGCGATGGCAAGGTCGTATGTAACTACGACAGAGGTTGGGACATCAAACCCGTTGACAATGATACGCAAATGGCATACGAGATTTTGGTTCACACCGAAAACTACTAAACTCAATAATCCCTTGGGATAGAGCCGAGAGGCTCTGTTCCTCGTTACAGCCGATTGGCTGTATTTTTTATACCCTTTTTAAGGAGGTGACCGTATATCAGAAAGTTAAAAAATTACAAGCCTACGAGGTTTATGGCAAAGGATTCTTACTACGATAAGGCTTCCGCTGACTATGCGGTCAACTTTATCGAGTGCCTTTGTCACACGAAGGGTATATGGGCAAGAAAACCTTTTGAACTTATAGACTGGCAAGAACAGATCATCCGTGATGTGTTCGGCATTCTAAAACCAAACGGATATAGACAGTTTAATTCTGTGTATGTAGAAATACCCAAAAAGCAAGGCAAGTCAGAACTTGCGGCAGCGGTCGCATTATTCCTAACTTGCGGTGATGGAGAGGAACGTGCCGAGGTATACGGCTGTGCTTCTGACAGACAGCAAGCATCCATTGTTTTTAATGTTGCTGCTGATATGGTTCGCATGTGTCCGGCACTCGCCAAACGAGTAAAAATCCTCGACTCACAGAAACGATTGATTTACCTTCCTACGAACAGTGTGTATCAAGTGCTTTCTGCGGATGTCAATAACAAGCACGGTTTTAACACTCACGGGGTTGTCTTTGATGAACTGCATACACAGCCAAACCGCAATTTACACGATGTAATGAATATCGGCTCAGGTGACTCAAGAATGCAGCCGGTGTTCTGGGATATAACAACCGCTGGAACAAATACAAATTCTATCTGCTACGAAATTCATCAAAAGGCGGTTGATATTATCGAAGGAAGAAAAATAGACCCTACTTTTTATCCTGTGATTTACGGTGCTGATGAAGATGATGATTGGACAGACCCAAAGGTGTGGGCAAAGGCAAATCCTTCTCTTGGGGTTACAGTGGATATCGAAAAGGTTCGTGCAGCCTGCGAATCAGCAAAGCAAAACCCCGGTGAAGAAAACTCCTTCCGTCAGCTTCGTTTAAATCAATGGGTTAAACAAACGGTGCGTTGGATGCCAATGGATAAATGGGATAAATGTGCGTTTGTTGTTAACGAGGACGAATTGGAAGGCCGTGTCTGTTACGGTGGTCTTGACCTTTCATCCACAACGGATATCACGGCATTGGTATTGGTATTTCCACCTACCGATGAGGACGACAAATATGTTGTCCTACCGTACTTTTGGATACCCGAGGATAACATTGACCTTCGTGTAAAGCGAGACCACGTCCCATATGACGTTTGGGAGCGGCAAGGCTTTATGCAAACCACCGAGGGTAATGTTGTCCACTACGGCTATATCGAGAAGTTTATTGAACGGCTCGGTGAGCGTTTCAATATTCGTGAGATTGCATTCGACCGTTGGGGTGCTGTCCAGATGGTACAGAACCTTGAAGGTATGGGTTTCACGGTCGTTCCTTTCGGACAGGGTTTCAAAGATATGTCCCCGCCTACGAAGGAGTTAATGAAACTGGTGCTCGAAGAGAAGATTGCCCACGGTGGACACCCCGTCCTTCGTTGGATGATGGACAACATCTTCATTCGCACCGACCCTGCCGGTAACATCAAACCGGATAAGGAAAAATCCACAGAGAAAATTGACGGTGCGGTTGCCACCATTATGGCTCTCGACCGTGCGATTCGCTGTGGCAACGATACTACTGCTTCGGTATATAACGACCGAGGCATTTTGTTTATCTGAAAGGAGTGACTAAAATGGGTATTTTTTCAGGATTGTTCCGATCCAGAGATAAGCCTCAAAACAGAACAGCCGGTAGTTCCTACGCCTTCTTTATGGGAGGTTCAACCTCCGGCAAACCCGTAAATGAACGCTCGGCTATGCAAATGACCGCCGTTTATTCCTGCGTGAGAATCCTTGCAGAGGCGGTAGCCGGACTTCCACTCCACCTTTACAGATATACCGAAACCGGTGGTAAAGAAAAGGCTGTTGATCATCCGCTTTACCTTCTGCTTCACGATGAACCGAACCCAGAGATGAGTTCATTCGTGTTCCGCGAAACCTTAATGACGCATCTGCTTCTTTGGGGTAACGCCTACGCACAAATCATCCGTAATGGCAAAGGTGAAGTCGTGGCTCTTTATCCGCTGATGCCGAATAAGATGACCGTTGACCGTGATGAAAACGGACAGCTCTACTACACATATCAGCGTTCAAACGAGGAAGCACACACGATGGAGGGTTCGTCCGTAAAGCTCAAGCCTTCGGATGTCCTTCATATCCCCGGTCTTGGATTTGATGGTTTGGTCGGTTACAGTCCCATTGCAATGGCAAAGAACGCTATCGGTATGGCAATAGCCTGCGAGGAGTTCGGTGCCAAGTTCTTTGCAAACGGTGCAGCACCTTCGGGT